CCAGGAATGGCTGCATCAACGCGCATCAAGGCGCAAAACATCAAGTTCAAGATCGCAGGCACTGACTACGCTTGCGACGCTAACTCAGTAGTCCTCGAGCTAGGCGACGCTCCTGGCGACGTTCAGACCTTCTGCGAGGTTCGTGTTGGCGGCGAGTGGACTCTAACTTTGGCTGGTATTACTTCAGGCGAAGACGACTCTCTATACCAGATTCTCTGGGCTAACTTCGGGTCGACTGCTGCATTCTCAATTGCACCAAACGGCAACACCACACCAAGCATCGACGAGCCTCACTACGAGGGCACCGTCGTGTTTGACCAGTTGCCACCGCTAAACCTAACTTCAAATGAAGTTGTGCAGTTCGAGGTAACGCTAACCGTAAAGAACACCGGACTAAACACTTTGACTGGTTTGTTCTACGGCGTTCAGAAGGTCACAGCCGACTAAGAATGTCGAATGCCTCTGGTATCAAGGTCAAGGGTCTTCGCAGTTCTATCAAAGCCTTACAGGCAATCGGAGTCGACGCCAAGGACATCAAGTCTGCAGGTAACGACGCTGGTGAGATAGTTGCTCGCGAAGCCCGTGGCCTTGCTCCAGTTCGCACAGGTTCTTTGCGCTCGACGATTCGAGTATCCAAAGCCCTAAATAAAGTCAGCGTCTCAGCCGGTAACAACGGCCGAGTGCCCTACGCCAACCCGATTCACTGGGGCTGGTTCAAACGCAATATCAAACCACAGCCATTCTTTGTCAAGGCCTTGGGCATTACAAGGGATGAGGTCTATCAAACCTATTACCGGTCAATAGATAGACTGATACAAACAAACAGCACGAAAGGCACAGATGAGTAACACAGAGAGAAACATCCTTGACGTTCTAACCATGGATGAAATCGAACAGCTCGAGAAACTGACTGGATCATCAGTCAATGCACTATTCGGCAAAGGCGAGTTCCCTGGACGCGCCCTAAAGTTCTTGGTGTGGCTATTGCAGCTACGCAGCGACAAGAATGCCAAAATTGAAGAAGTCGGCAAGATGACGTTTAACGAGGCAACCGCCTGGGTATCGGAGTATCTTGCAGACCCAAAAGCGCAAGCGTAAAAGAGTCACTTGAGCGAATGGCTAACTTCTGTGTCATCACAGGAATGAGCCCGACCGAGTATCGCAAACTTACGCTGGCAGAGTATAGGGCTTTCGTTGAAGCCATAGAAGAAAGGTCAGGCCGATGAGTTTAGTGCTCAACGTCGAAATCCTTGGCGAGTTCAAGAAACTGACCCAGGCTACCAAGGGTGCTGGTAGTGATCTAAACGACATGAACAAGCGCGCTCAATCTGTGAGCAAGAACATCAGCCGCGCGTTTGCCGCTATCGGTATCGGTCTATCGTTCAAAGTCCTAGCCAACGAAATCAAAGAAGCGACCCAGGCCGCTATCGAAGATGTCAAAAGCCAGCAGTTGTTGGCCAACGCGCTACGCAACACCACCGGCGCAACCGACGAGCAAATAGCCTCGGTCGAAGATGTTATCCGTCAATACCAGTTCAGCGCATCGGTTGCCGATGACAAGCTACGCCCTGCTTACCAGAAACTCGCTTTGGCGACCAAGGACACCGCGCAGGCGAATAAGTTGCTCGGCATCGCGCTCGATGTTTCAGCAGGAACCGGTAAAGACCTTGACGCAGTTGCTCAGGCTATGGCTCGAAGCCTGGCAGGTTCAGACACCGCACTAAACAGGCTCATCCCGAGCCTCAAGGGCTCAAAGACTCCAATGGAGGACTTGGCTGCAGCATTCGGTGGCGCAGCTGAAAAGGCCGCCAACACAGACCCTTATGCTCGCATGAAGATTATATTTGACGATCTACAGGAAACCGTCGGCATGGCCCTATTGCCTACGCTCGAGAAGTTCGCCGCGTGGGTTGCGAGCCCAGAAGGCCAGCAAAAACTACAGGACTTCATCACCCTGGTCACCGGACTCGCAAGCAAGTTTGACATCCTGGCTGGTTTCGTTATCGACAACGCCGATGTCATCGTCGAATGGGGTGTTGTAATCGCAGGTGCTGGCTTGGCAATCAAAGCATTGACAACGACACTCGGAATCTACAGCACCATAGCCACAGCAGTTACCGCCAGAAACGCCGCAATCGCCGCCAGCCAGGCCGCGGTCGGAGCGTCAGCCACAACTGCAGCAGTCGGTGTTCGTGGTCTCTACGCGGCTCTAGGGCTCGTTGCAGGCATTGTTGGAACCGCTGGTCTAGTTCTTATGCTCGGTGGTGACGCACCTAAAGAGGCACCTCGAGTTCCAATCAAGCAAATCCCTAATGCACCAATGGTCACGCCCGCTCCGACTATCCCGAAGACAGGCTTTGACTTCAGAACCGGCACAATCGTAAACAACAACGTGACTATCAACACACCAAAAGTCAACGGCCAAGACATCATCAACACCGTGAACAACGCCACCCGAAACGGCTTTACCGGAACCCTTAGAAGCGTCAAGGAATAGCCATGGCAGTCATAACCGACTTCGACATCGCCACAGACCTACGAGTCGAGATGCTTCTGGCTGAAGCTGCTCGCAACGTATTCGTGCTCGGCATCAGCCCACTTGGCGGAACCAACGTGCTAGGCGATGACGCATCGGGCAACGTCACCTGGCAAGACTTGAAGTGCGAAGTCAACGCGGTCAACACGTCAATCGGTGGCTCAATCGGATCTAACGTATTCTTCCAAGCAGACTCGGGCAAGGCGCAAATCAGGATGCAGTCCTGGACATTCGACCCGAACAACTATCCATTCATTCGCCCAGGTGTCGAGGTTCGCGTCAAGGCCAAGCGTGGCACTTACGAGTTCATCCTTTGGCACGGAACCCTAGACGACATCACCGTGACTTATGCGCCAGACCAGCAGAATCAGATAACCGTCAACGCCACAGACTTCTGGGCATTGCTAGTCAACCGTCGTTTCGACTTCGAGCCGACCGCGCCACTGCTACCTAGCGAAGCCATTCAGCTCGCAATCGACGAAGTGGCCGCAACAGGCTTTGTTATCCCTTATGACAGTTTTAGCATCAACCCTGAGTGGTATATGACTGGCACGCCACAGATGAACACAACCTTTGGGCAGGTAGCATCCAACTGTTTGACCACAGGACTAGGCTTCATCGCAATCAACCCGAACACCGGCTACCTCGAGTATCGACCTCGAGCGACGACCGGTGGCTATGTCTATACAATCGGCAACAACCACGGCGAAGCCAACCACTTGTGCATGGCCGACCTTGATTCAGCGATGCAATCTGAGCAGGTATTCAACAGCACGTTGGTCACTCAGCGATACCAGAACGGCACCGACCCAATCTTCACGCAGCTCTACACCGACCAGGACTCAATTGACCTATTCGGGCAACGCTCAGAAGACTTCACGGTCGACCTGGCAACCACAGCCGACGCAGATGCTTGGGCGGCCACAGTATTCGCGCCTAAACCAATCACTGTCGTTACCAGCGTCACAACACCGGCAATCGACCGTTCGCGCGATCTAACAGAAGCAATCGAGTTCATGCCAGGCGACACGGTTAGAGTGCTTTACAGTAATGACGACATAGACATCGACACGGTTTACACGGTGACTAGGGTGCGCCACATCATAGACGTGAACAACTGGTTCACTACACTAGAAGTATGGAAAGAGTTCTAAATGGCCGGATGGTTTGACTTCGTAAATGGGCAGACGCTACCAGCGTCAAGAGTCCAAGACTACCTAATGGATCAGGCCGTAATGGTCTTTGCAGACTCGACTGCGCGTTCAGCAGCTCTACCGACACCTACCGCTGGAATGGTCACTTACCTGGTCAGCTCATCAAACTTGTGGTTCTACAACGGCTCGGCTTGGGCTCTCGTAAATCCACCAGAACCACCGGTTGTATTCCCAGACATCATGAACCCTCTACTACTCATCGGAGCCTAAATGCCAATCAACTACAAAATCTTAGGGCAGTCACATCCAAGCGGCACGACCGAGGTTGACCTTTACACCGTGCCTACAGGCACCGAGGCCGTAATCTCGACACTTACCGTCACTAACGTCACTGGCTCATCTGCAAGTGCTCGAGTTTGGATTAGAAACAATGGTGCGACCACAGCTCACTCAAACGCAATCTTGTTTGACGTGCCACTAGCAGCTAACAGCGTGGCTGCGTTCACACTCGGCCTGACAGTAAACGCTGCAGACGTAATCACCGTGCGCTCAGGCACTGGAAACAGTTTGACATTCCAGGCATTCGGCAGCGAGATTACAGCATGAGCGTAACCGTATTCCCAGCACCCAGCACCGGTGGAACACCTAAGTCGCTGACAACAGTCTTTATCAACTCAACTCAGTCCTGGACGGCACCGGCAGGTGTCACAGTCATTGACTTGTTTATGGTGGCTGGCGGTGGCGGTGGAGGAGCCGCAGTTGGTCAATCACAAGGTAACTGTGGCGGTGGCGGTGGAGGAGCCGTAGTCCAAAGCGTGGTGCCAGTTACTCCGGGAACCTCATACACAGTTACGATAGGCGCAGGCGGCGCAGGATCAACCGGTCAATTTGACGGAACGAATGGTGGCAACACCACGTTTGGATCACTCAGAACTGCACTGGGTGGCGGTGGCGGCCAGGGTCGATTTGCTGGCTCGGAAACTTCGCCCGGCGGTAACGGTGGTGGACTTACTCAAACTACTGCAAATAGTGTCGGCGGTGGTGGCGGTGGATTCTTTACCGTTCCAGGAGCAGTGCCAGGTGGATTATCAGTCACTCTCCAAGGCAACAATGGACACGGAGGAACCGGTGGATTCACCATGAGCGGCCTTGGTGGTGGAAGTTTCAACAGATTGTTTGGTGGCGGTGGCGGTGGCGGCGGCGACGCATCTGTTACTACATGGAGCAACGGCGGATACAACGCTGGGCGTGGAGCGGTAAGAGGATTGTCGTTGCAAGCGACTTCTGGGGTGGCAAACTTCGGCGGTGGTGGCGGTGGCGGAAGTTACAGCAACCCAAACTATCCAGGCGGCAGTGGCGGTTCTGGCGCAGCAATCATCATGTATTGGAGTTAAACAAATGGCACACTTTGCAAAAATTGAAAATGGGATTGTTACCCAGGTCGTCGTAGTTGATAACTCACAAGAATCAAGAGGCGAAGAATACCTAAACAGCATCGGCCTTGAAGGCAAATGGGTCCAAACCTCATACAACGCTAGTTTCGGCAAAAAGTTTGCTGGAATAGGTGACACTTACGTCGCATCGACTGGCAACTTTAAACCAGCCAAGCCATTCAGCTCATGGAAATTCGATGAAGAAAACTGGTATTGGATTGCACCAAAAGCGTATCCAACGGACGGCAAGACCTACAACTGGAGCGAAGACGCTAAAGACTGGGTAGAAGCCTAAAATGCCTGAGACCACCGATAGAGAGCTGCTAATAACAATCATCAAAGACCTGGCAACACTCAAGGCCGAGATGAACGGATACAAACAACTCGAGCGCGACGTTCGTGAATTACAAAAAAAGATTTATCTATTCATGGGCTTCGCCGGCGCTATCGGTGGCACAATCGTCGCAATCGCACAAGGACTCGTAACCAATGCCTAAACAAGTAACCGTTCAAACATTCCACCCAGCCAAGCCTTCGCGCATAAGCGACACCTACGGCACCCACTCACCACTCCGTAAGAAGCTCGGACTTGGACCACACCGCGGCATCGACTACGCAGTGCAGTCCGGCACACCGCTACTGGCAATCGGATCAGGTCGCGTCAAGAACATCGGTGAGACCAGCGTGCTCGGTTACTTCATCGAAATCAGCGCACCGGTAATCGTCAAGGGCAAACTCGAGGTCAAAATCTTTGGCTACTACCACCTGCTCGAAGACCAGTCAAAGTTCTGGAAAGTTGGCGACGCAGTAAAGGGCGGCCAAGTCCTATGCAAGTCAGGCAACACAGGTTCAGCCACATCGGGCGCACACCTGCACCTTATGGCTGGCGAGAAAATCAACCTGGCAACCAGCGCAGTCGAAGACCCACTAGCACTCATTGAGGCCACAGTAATACCTCAGACCATAACCGTAGCCGACGAGAAGGAGGAGCCAGTTGCCAAGCCAGCCAAGAAACCAGCTGCTAAAAAGCCTGCTAAAAAGTAGCCCAGTCAAAAGAGTGCTCCGAATCGCCGCATTCGCTATCGGGGCAGGAATCGCCTTTCTAGGGGCTGGGAGCCTTCAGGGGCTAGAACCACTCGAATCTGCACAGTTCGGGGCTACAGGAGCCGTTCTAGGGCTTG